GCAGCACTAGACGAAAAAGGAGTTTCAAGTGATGGCAGAGTAGCCGTACTAAACCCTCGTCAGTACTACGCACTTATACAGGACATAGGTTCTAACGGTCTTATCAATAGAGACGTACAAGGTACAGCATTACAGTCAGGTAATGGAATCATTGAGATTGCAGGTATCAATATTTACAAGTCAATGAATATCCCATTCTTAGCTAAGCATGGTGTAGCTTACGGCGGAACTACAGGTGAGACATCTCCTTCTAACTTAGGCGATCACGTCGGTACAGCATTAGCTGACGGCAGAGCTTCAGTTACAGGACTAAACAACAACTACGGTAACAGCACAGACTTTGCTAAGTCATGTGGATTAATTTTTCAGAAGGAAGCCGCAGGGGTTGTAGAAGCTATTGGACCTCAGGTTCAAGTAACTTCAGGGGATGTGTCGGTTGTATACCAAGGCGATGTGATATTAGGTCGCATGGCTATGGGAGCAGACTTCCTAAACCCAGCAGCAGCAGTTGAATTATATGTAGGTGCTAGTGCTCCAACAGCATTCGGTACTTCATACCCAGCTAACGCTTAATTTATTCTTTATACGGGAGCTTCGGCTCCCTTTTTTTTATGGCTATTCAAATAAGCACCGATACCGAACTATCCGCAGTGAACTCTATCTTGGGTAGCATTGGTCAATCTCCTGTTACTAACATCACAGGTATTGCACTACAAAATCCAGAGATAGCATTTGTAGTTAACTTACTTGGTGAAGTAAACAAAGATGTCCAAACAATAGGCTGGACATTCAACTCAGAACATCAGGTAAAAAAATCTCCTGATGCTCAAGGTAACTATGTAGTGCCTAGTAATGCAATCGTATATGATATTAGTGATGGTCAAATTGACAGAGATACTAATGTTGTAAAGAGAGATGGTAAGTTGTTCGATACAATACACCAGACAGATGTATTTACCGGGGAACACTACTTCGACATTGTTACATTATATACATTTACAGATGTACCTCCAGCTATACAAAGATACATAATCGCAAGAGCTTCAGTAAGAGCTGCAACACAACTTGTTTCTAATGGTGATCTAGTTAAGTTACTTCAGTTAGAAGAACAACAAGCTAGAGCTAACGCTATGGAATTTGAAACAGAACAGGGCGACCATAACTTTATGGGCTTCCCACAGCAGACTAACTATAGAGCTTATCAACCTTACAAAGCACTTATCAGATAATGGCTAACAATATTTTAAAAATTAAGACTACTCAAGGTGTACCAAAATATGTACACGACCTAGACCCAGCAAGATATCACGATAGATTTCATACTATTAAAAAGATTGAAAAAAGGGTCAAGCTTAAAAAGAAAAAGAAAAAAAGGACTGCATAATGGCAAACATTACACAAACTATACATAGTCTGAATGCTGGTATATCACAACAGCCTGACGAACAAAAGATTCCCGGTCAGGTAAAAGACATGCTAAATGCAGTTCCTGATGTTACACAGGGGTTGTTAAAAAGACCGGCTGGTAAGTTTGTGAAAACTTTAGTAGGTTCTACAGATACCGGCAAATGGTTTCATTATTACAGAAGTGAAACTGAACAGTATGTAGGTCAAGTACAACAAGACGGCACTATAAAAATGTGGGATTGTCTAACTGGTAATCCTAAAACTGTTGTCGATGTTACTAACACTAGAGTTGCAGGGCAGGCAGGGAATGATGTATACACATATGATGATAATACTACAGGTACTAAATATCTAAAGCATTCAGCAGATGCTATGATTCAAACTCTTACTCTTAACGACTTTACATATATAAGTAATAGAAATGTTCTTACAAATATGAAAAGAGATACTGCTGACTTAGAACCTGTAGGAGATTATTTAAAAGAAATATTTATTGAACTAAAATCATTATCTTATGCAAAACAATATGCAGTAAATATATTTGACACTGATGCTACTCAATCAGTACACACAGCTACACGTATTAAAGTTACTTTGGTCAACTCTAGTAACAACTATTGTGATTCTACATTTCATATGCGAGATCATTCAATTAGAGGTAACTCTGGTAATGCTAGATGTGGCACAGAAGCTGGTGATGGTAGAGATGCTTACGCACCTAACGTTGCTACTCGTATCTTTGCTGTAGACAGTAATAAAACTTTAGTTGACGAAGGAGCTACTGGTGGTGAAAAAGCTGATGGTAGTTTTACAAGTACTAACTACAGTTATCAAGTCAACGTTAATAACAACAGCTCAGCAAACAGAAAGAATTTATATTTCCGTATAGCTACAACAGGTCAATCAGTGCCATATACAGAAGGGTCTGGTTCTAGTCAAACAACTACTTATCAAGCTAGATACACAACTACCTATGACTTATTACATGGTGGTGAAGGTTGGTTAGAAGGTGATTTCTTTTATGTATTTATGGCAGATGCCTATTATAAAGTAGAAATAGAAGAATCTAGTGAGTCTATTGTACAAGCCAACTTAGCTCTTGTTAGACCACAACCCACACCATTTGATACAGAAACAACTATTACTGCTGAGAGTATTCTTGGTGATATAAGAGCACAAATTACTGGAAATGCTACTAATTCAGGTAATGGATTTACTGTTACTCAAATTGGTACCGGACTACATGTAAAGAGAACTGGCATATTCAATGCCTCTACGCCCGTAGGAGAGCTGTTAAACGTTGTTGCTGGTAAAGTTAACGATGTAGGTGATCTCCCCACTCAGTGCAAGCACGGGATGGTTGTAGAGGTTGTTAATAGTGTTGCTGATGAGGACAATCATTTTGTTAAGTTCTTTGGTAACAACGATAAAGATGGCGAGGGTACATGGGAAGAGTGTGCTAAGCCGGGTAGAGCTATATCATTTGACGAAACCACTATGCCAGTAATTCTTATTAGAACTGCTGATGGTAACTTTAGACTTACAGAACAGAAAGGTGGTAACTATACTATTGCTGGTAAAAGCTATCCTGTTCCACAATGGGACAACGCTATAGTAGGTGATGATGTAACTAATCCAGAACCTTCTTTCATAGATAAACCTATTACTAAAATGCTGTTCTTTAGAAACAGAATTGCATTATTGTCTGACGAACATATAGTTATGTCACGTCCGGGAGACTTTACTAATTTTTTTGCTAAGTCTGCTATACAGTTAATAGCAAGTGACCCTATAGATATATCTGCTAGTTCAGAATATCCAGCAATTTTATATGATGGCATACAAGTAAACACTGGTTTAGTTTTATTTTCTAAAAGCCAACAGTTTATGCTTACTACAGATAGTGATACATTCAGTCCATTAACCGCTAAAATTAATTCTCTGTCTACTTACAATTTTAACTTTGAAACTAACCCTATCTCTCTTGGTACTACAATCGGTTTTTTAGATAATGCTGGTAAGTTCTCAAGATTTTTTGAGATGGCACAAGTACAAAGAGAAGGTGAACCACAAGTTATAGAACAGAGTGCGGTTGTATCTAAGTTATTTGAGAATGATTTATCTTTAATTAGTAACTCTAGAGAAAACTCAATAATTTTATTTAGTGAAAATGATCAATCAACTCTTTATGGTTACAGATATTTCGATCAAATTACTGAAAGAAAATTAGCTTCTTGGTTTAGGTGGACTTTACCGGGAACTATTAAGTATCATTGTATGCAAGACGATGCTTTGTTTGTAGTTATACAAAACGGCTCACAACGTGAGTTGTTAAAGTTTTCTATAAGAATGGATAGTAATACAGTTACTTTAAATGATAATAGAGTGCATTTGGATTACTTAATGCCAGTAACATCGTTAGCATCTAGTGCTTATAGTGGTGGTAAAACTACATTTACAAAACCATCAGGTCTTAATGGTGTAGGTCAGATAGCAGCATATGATATAGACGACAGTAACAACCCAGCATTAGCTATTGGTAACTATGCAGAGGTAACAGTTAATGGTAGTGGTGACTTAGAGATACTTGGAGATTGGACAGGACAAGATTTTTATATAGGTTATCTATATACTATGTCGATATCACTACCAACTATATATTATGTAACTCAGAGTGGTCAAAACTTTAGAGCTGACACTAGAGCTAATACTATTTTACATAGAGTAAAACTTGGCTTTGGTCCAGTAGGAATATATGAAACAACATTAGTTAGAAAAGGTAGAGATGACTATACTGAGTTATTTGAAGTAACACCGGCTGACCTATACTTAGCTAACAGTGAAGGAGTATTTGATGACAATATTATAAGAACAGTCCCAATATACGATAGGAATATAAACGCTAGTTTAACTGTTAAATCTACTCACCCAGCTCCTGCAACCCTACATCATTTGACGTGGGAAGGAGTTTACAATAATAATTTTTATCAGCGTGTCTAAATACATTCACCCAGCAACCGTGGAAGCTGCACTTCGTGTGGCTTCTAATTTATTACCCGACGATTATCGGGAGGTAACTGAAGGTCATGGACATGACCCTTTAAATGCCTTAGTCGTAGGATTACATAACTGCGACTCAGTTTATTTTAAAGTGCCAAATGGCGATATAGCAGGCATGGCAGGAGTCCACAATGGTGGACAAATCTGGATGCTTTGCACCCCAGCTATTATCGAATATCCACATACCTTTGCTAGAGAAGCAAAACGGTATGTACAGTCAAGAAAAGAAAAGTTACTGTGGAACATTGTTGACGAAAGAAACAAAGTCCATATTAAGTTACTTAGGTTTTTAGGTTTTAAATTTCTTAGAAGATTTACCTATGGACCAAACAATTTATCCTTTATCGAGTTTGCCCGTGTGCAGTCCAGCAGCGATAGGACCAGCAGTATCCGCAATAGGCGGAGCCGCACAAGCGTCCGCAGCTAACAATCATAAGCGTAAAATGTACGCGCATCAACTTAAAGTCAGAGAACGTAAGTGGATGCAAACAAGAAGTACTTACCAATCTAAGCAAGTACAATTTGCCCAAGAAGTTGATCTAGCAAATATAGCAGCTCAACGTGCTTATACTAGAACTAATATACAATTAAATAGAGCTAGGTCAATGGCTATTCTACAGAACCAAGAAGACTTTAAAAAGATGCTATCTAACGAAGGTATGATAGAAGCCTCTGCTGCTGAACGTGGTGTAAGAGGTACATCAGTTGCTAGACAGTTAGTACAGAACAGTGCTGATTTTGGTATAGGTCAAGCTATGAGATCAAGAGCTTTAGCTACGGCTGGCTTTGATGCTAAAGAAGCTATGGCAGATACTAACAGACAACTTAAAGGTACTCTTAATAGATCCTTTAGTAAAGTTGCTGTTGCAC